TGCGCCGTCATGTCGAGCGCCTGGAAGCCAGCACCACTGCCCGCTTTGCCGCTTCGGACGGCAGCGCCAAGCTCCGCCGCTTCACCGAGTTCCACGACGGCGCCGCAAGCTGTTGGTGTGGACGGCCCCCGGCGGCATCGGGTGTGCCAGAGTGAGGTCGGTGTTGATCTCAAGCGAAGGAGACCGTCCGTGGACCAGGTTAGCCGAATTGGAATGGACACGTCGAAGCATGTTTTCCAGCTTCACGGGGTGAACGCCGCCGAAGCGGTGGTGTTGCGCAAGAAGCTGCGACACAAGGAGATGGTCGCGTTCTTCGAGAAGCTTGCGCCGACGGTGATCGCGATCGAAGCCTGCGGTGCGAGCCATCACTGGGCAAGACTGCTGCAGTCGTTCGGGCATACGGTGAAGCTGATCCCGCCCCAGCTGGTCAAGCCCTACGTCAAGCGCGGCAAGAACGATGCGGCCGATGCCGAAGCGCTATGCGAGGCGATGAGCCGGCCGACGATGCGCTTCGTGCCGGCGAAGTCGCCCGAGCAGCAGGCGGCCTTGATGCTGGTCAGCGTGCGCGACCGGCTGGTCCGCAACCGCACGCAGCTGGCCAACGCCATCCGCGGCCATGCCGCCGAGTTCGGCCTCACTGCCGCGCAGGGCATGGCCCACTTGGGCCCGCTGCTCGATCGCATCCAGGCCGATGTAAGCCTGCCCGCCCTGGCTCGGGAGCTGTTTGCCATGCAGGCCAAGGAATACGAGCAGCTGCAGACGCAGATCGACGAGGTCGATGCCCAGCTCCTCGCTCGGCATCGGGCCGACGAGTGCAGCCGGCGCCTTGCCAAGATCCCAGGTGTCGGCCCGGTCGGCGCGATGCTGCTGAGGATGAAGACCCCGGAGCCCGAGCTGTTCCGATCGGGGCGGCAGTTCGCGGCTTGGATCGGCTTGACGCCAAGGGATCACTCGACCGCAGGCAAGGTGAGGCTCGGCGTCATCACGCGAGCCGGCGACGAAGGCTTGCGCAGCGTGCTGGTTGTCGGGGCGACCGCTGTGATCCAGCAGGCGCAACGCCGCGGAACGGCGTCGCCTTGGCTGGCCGCGCTGCTCAAGCGCAAGTCGCCGAAGCTGGCCGCCGTGGCGCTGGCCAACAAGACGGCGCGCATCGCGTGGAAGCTGATGCTGACGGGGGAAAACTATAGCGCAAGACCTGCGCCCGCCGCTATGGCCGGCGCGGCCTAGAGATCGGCCAGACACGGGGAGCACCTGAACTGCAACCGTGCTGAGCTGATGCCAGAACTTGCAAGATGATAAGCAGATGGTGCGATCGATCGATCCACGACGCGGGACACTCCGTCGGTTCCAGTGGCCCTCCATGAGGCCGCCAAGCTGTTTGGAACCCTTGTCGCGGAAACCATCTTGGCCAGCGCTCATGTGCGAGCGCACCGAAAGGCCGGACATATGGACGCAAGCGATCTGATCAAAACACTGCAAAACACCTTGCGAGGAGGGGGCCGTCCACATATGGAACCGGGTCGAGCGGATCATTGCCCGTGTCGAAGCCGGACCGGACGGCGTGGACACGCGCTTCGTCGCCACCAGCCTGCAAGGCGGCTCAGCCCGCGCCCTCTACGAGCGGCGGTATTGCCAAAGGGGCCAGGCGGAAAACCCTATCAAAAGCTGGAAGCGCCACCTCGCCGCCGACCGCACCTCGTGCACCAAGGCCACCGCCAACCAGGTCCGCCTGTTCCTGCACGGGGCCGCCTACTGGCTCATGTGGAGCCTGCGCACGCTGATGCCGCACCGCTCGTCCTGGCGCACCGCCCCGTTCGACACCCTGCGGCTGCGCCTGGTCAAGCTCGCCGTCCGCGTCGTCGAACTCAAAACCCAGGTCAAGCTGCACCTGCCCAGCACCGCACCGTGCCCGTCCATCTTGGCCTTCGTTCTCAGCCGCATGCCGCGCCTGATCAGCTGAAGGGCGCGGCAGCGCGCCCCGCCGTCACCTGTTTTCACCAACCCTCAGCGCCGCCGCATCGAGCCGCCAACAGACCACTCTGAGAGTGGCCACGCACCTGCACGTCCGCACAACCTCCACGCGAAGACTGCACGCCTCAAACGGGGCTGGCCTCAAAACGGTGAATTATAGCGGATAGCCCAGTCGGACGATTTCATCTCGTTGCGGTTGGACACCGAGGAGGCGGACTACGCACGGTTTTGCTCGGCCACGCTGCCGCGGCTGATCGACATCTTCACGGCAATGTCGTTTCAACCGTGTCTGGCGAATACATCGTCGCCGCCGTGGCCGGGTCGTACGGCGCGGCACTGGCCGCACTATTCAAACGGGCATCCAGCCATCGCTGGTGACGTCGGCCGGCCGCCAATGGCACGCGGCGGGAAAGCTGGAAAGGTCCAGCCCCGTTTCCTTCGCCACGTCGATCAGCGCCGCGTCCCACACGTCCGCAACCCACTCAGGGTCATCGAGCAGCAGGCGCAAGCTCGGCGTCCGCCGGAGCCGCCGTTGCACCCTTTGCCGCTGTACACGGATCGTACCCGTCCAACTCGCGCTGCGGCGGTCCCGCTGATGTTCCCATTTCAGGCAATGCATGAGCAGCACTTCCATGCGGCTGGCCAGTTCACGCGCCTCGCTTTTGCCCACGTCCTCGATCTCATCGGCGATGTGTTCGATATCGAGCAGGTCAAATCGCCCGGCGCGCAACAGCCGCGCCTGCTCGACCGCCCAAGCCGCGACATCCTCGTCATAGCCGGCGCGATGGAGGACAGCGCCCTCGTGTCCCATCTCGATCTCTCCACAGGCTTGTTGCCCGGCAATGCTTTGGCACGGCATGAGGCCGGCATCGCCGTCCTCCAAGCGCAACTGTGCGCTTCAGCTTCAGGCGCTCGTTGTGGACAACGCGGTCATCACGCGCCGTTTTCTGATCGATGCGATTTTCGTTCCGATTTAGGAAAAAATCCTTTGCATTGCCGCCCCAAGAAATCCATCACTCCGGGATAGGATGGCTGTCCGCGCGCACGCGGGCCGGGCCGTCCGATCCCCGAATTTCCAAGGGCGGTGGCATGTTCCAGACGATTTGCGACCTGATTCCGGCTGATCCCGACGGGTCCGCCCGTGCCCGGCGGCTCCAGGTGATGCGCCGGGTGCTGGACGGCACGCTGTACGACGTGCTGCCGTACGAGTTCCATGAGGAGCGGTCGGGCGGCGGCGAGTACGTGCCGCTGCGGCGGCGGCGGCCGAGCGTGCGCTACGCGCTGTGCCGGGTCGTGGTGGAGGACAGCGTGGCGCTGCTGTTCAGCGACGGGCACATGCCGACCGTGGCCAGCCCCGATCCCGTGGTGCGGGACGCCTTGGCGGCGCTCGTGCGGGATTGCCGGCTGAACCAGGTGATGACGGAGGCGGCGATCCGCGGCAGCATCGGCTCGGCCTGCGTGCTGCTGCGGATCTTGCGCGGCCGGGTGTTCCTGGACGTGCTGGACACGGTTTGGCTGACGCCCTTGTGGGAGGCGGAGGCGCCGGACACCCTGGCCTCGGTGACGGAGCGCTACAAGGTGCCGGGGGCGGAGCTGCAGGCGGCCGGGTTCGAGGTCGAGGACGCCGGCGCCACGTACTGGTTCCAGCGGCGCTGGGACGCCATGGACGAAACCTGGTTCGTGCCGCAGCCGGTGGGCGCCGTGGGCGAGCCGGCGGTGGACCGGCGGCGCAGCGTGCGGCATGGGCTGGGCTTCGTACCGCTGGTGTGGGTGCGCAACCTGCCGGGCGGCGAGGGGCCGGACGGGGCGTGCACCTTCCGGGCCGCCGTCGAGACGGGGATCGAGATCGACTACCAGCTCAGCCAAGCGGGGCGGGGGCTGAAGTACTCGTCCGATCCGACGCTGCTCATCAAGGAACCGGCGGGGATCGAAGGCGACCTGATCCGCGGGGCCGGCAACGCGCTGGTGGTGAGCGAGAAGGGCGACGCGCGGCTTTTGGAGATCGGCGGCACGGCGGCGGCGGCGGTGCTCGACTACGTGCGGGTGCTGCGGGAGCTGGCGCTGGAGGGGATGCACGGCAACCGGGCGGACGCGAGCCGGCTGAGCGCGCCGCAGTCCGGGCGGGCGCTGGAGATGATGAACCAGGGGCTGATCTGGCTCGCGGACAGCCTGCGGGTGAGCTACGGCGAGGCGGTGCTGCAATTGTGCCGGATGATGCTGCGGGCCGGGGAGGCGTATCCGCTCTCGGCCGGGGGGCGGGCGGTGGGGCCGCTGGATGCTGCGGCGGAGCTGCGGCTCGCGTGGCCGCCCTGGTATCCCGTGACCAGCGAGGACCGGGCGCGGGACGCGACGACGCTGGTGGCGCTGGTGCAGGCCGGGCAGTTGAGCCGGGAAACGGCGCGGCGGCTGCTGGCGGCGGATTGGGGCCTGGTGGATGTGGCGGGCGAGCAGGCCCGGGTGGATCATGAGATGGGGAATGCGGCATGAACGAGGAACTGGACGGGGCCGAGGTGTCCGAGGATGTGGCGGCGGAGGTGGTGGCGCTCAGGGCGCGGGTGGTGCAGGCGGAGTTGCGGACGGAGGCCGTGCGGGCGGGCATGGTCGATCTCGACGGGGTGCGGCTGCTCGACGTGTCGGGCTTGGTGCTGGGGCCGCATGGGATCGAGGGGGCGACCGAGCTGATCGCGCGGATGCGGGAGGCGAAGCCGTGGCTGTTCGGGCGCGGGGGGGCGAGCAGCAGCAGCGCCGGGCGGGCGCCGCTGGCGGCGCCGCCCAAGGCGAAGACGGCGATGGAGATGTCGGAGGACGAGTGGCGGGCGGCTCGGGCGGAGCTGCTGCGGCGGCGGTGAGCCGGCGCCGTGCCGATGCGCATTGCCGTTCGGCCCGGACATCCGACATCATGTGGGCATGAGCATCGCGGTGCCCCTGCCGCCCCTGATGACGGTCGTCGAGTTCGAGGCCTGGTGTCCGCCGGAAGCCCTGCGCGACCGGCGTTGGCAACTGATCGACGGCGAGCCGGCCTGCATGGCGCCGCCGGGCGACGACCACGGCAGCATCCAGAGCATGGTTTGCTACCTTGTGATGCGGCACCTGACCGAGGCAGGCTCGCCCTGCCGGGTCGTCACGACGCCGGGCGTGATCCCGCGTGCCGATGCGCTCCACAACGAGCGCGTCCCGGACCTCGGGATCACCTGCACGCCGGCCACGGGCGGCAAGACGATCCCCGATCCGGCCGTGCTGATCGAGGTGCTGTCGCCAGGTAACCAGGCGACGACGCGGCGCAACGTTTGGGCGTACACCACCATACCCAGCGTCTCGGAGATCCTGCTGCTGTCGAGCCTATCGGTGTCGGGGGAGCTGCTGCGGCGCAACCCCGACGGCGGCTGGCCCGCCGCGCCGCTGCTGTTGGGCGCCGAGGGTGTCTTGCGGCTTGACGCCATTGGCTTCGAGGTGCCGACCCAGCAGTGCTACGCCACCAGCAGCCTCGCGCGTCGCGGCGCGACGTAGGCCGGCTGGCGGCCTGCAGGACCTGTCGATAAGAAAATTTACTTTGGCAGGAAAAAAAGCTTGCACGGACGCCCCGGGAATTCGATGACTCTTCCCTAGGATGGCGGTGCCCGCGCGGCGCGGCTGACTGACTTCATATCGCGATGGCTTTCCAACCCGCCCGGCATCCGCCGCGGCGGGCTTCATGCGTTGGCACAAGGGCAGCATTCATGGGCATCCAGAACTTTCCGGCGATCCTGCAGCCGATCATCCAGCAGGGCTTCCTGGAGCGCGAGTTCATGCAGGCGATGCATTCGCGGCTCGGCTACCGCGCCTGCGCGGACCGGCAGGAGTTCGCGGTGGGGATCGGCGAGACGCTGACCAAGACGCGGGCGGGGCTGAAGCCGAGCGTGACCACGCCGCTGCCGCCGGCGACCAACACCAACTTCGACAACGGCCTCACCCCGCAGGGCTGGGGGGTGGAGCAGTTCACCATCACCATCAACCATTACGCCGCGACGACGGACCTGAACATGGTGACCTCGCGGGTGGGGATCATCGGGCAGTTCCTGCAAAACGCCCGGATCAACGGGGAGCAGGCGGCGCGGAGCCTCGATGAACTCGCGCGCAACGCGTTGTTCGCGCCATATTTCGGGGGCAACACGCGGGTGCGGGTGGCGCTGTCCTCGGCGGGGCCGGTGGTCGCGGTCGATGACCTGCGCGGCTTCACGGCGGCGTTCGTCAACGGGGTGCAAAGCCCGGTGGGGGCGACGACGAGCCTGACGGCCACCATCGGGTCGGGCGTGTACACCGTGGTGGGCACGACGGCGGACGGGGTGAACAGCTCGACGACGCCGGGGGGCGTGTCGGGCACCATCACCTGCTCGACCAGCGTGAGCGTGTCGGACGGGGCGCTCGGCAACGCCGTGCAGGCGGCGAACGCCAGCGTCATCGTGCGGCCCGGCGGGCGCGGCACGGCGACGGCGCTGCAGGCGCAGGACGAGCTGACGATCGGCGTGCTGCTGGATGCGGTCAGCAAGCTGCGGCTCAACGCGGTGCCGGACATCGGCGGGTCCTACAACTGCTACCTCGACCCGGTGAGCGCGCGGCAGCTGTTCGCCGACCCCGACTTCCGCCAGTTGTTCCAGGGTGCCACCAGCGCCAACCAGGTGTTCGCCACGGGCATGGTGAACAACTTCCTGGGGCTGCGCTTCATTCCCACGACGGAGGCGTACGTGCAGCCGCACCCGACGCTGCCGGGTGCCGTGATCCGGCGTCCGATCATCGTGGGGCAGGGGGCGCTGATCGAGGGGGACTTCGCCGGCATGGCGGCGCAGGACGTGGCGCCGGCGGACAGCATCATCCACATGGTCGATGGCATCTGCATGGTGACGCGCGAGCCGCTCGACCGGCTGCAGCAGATCGTCGCGCAAAGCTGGTACTGGATCGGCGGCTTCTGCGCGCCCTCCGACACGCTGACCAACCCGAGCGTCGTGCCGACGGCGACCAACGCCGCCTTCAAGCGCGCGGTGATGGTGGAGCATGTTGGTTGATTCTGGGGGGTAGGGGGCCACGCCCATGCTGACCGAGCGTGAAAGGACGGATGCGCGGCGCTTCCTTGGCTACCCCGCGCACGGGGCGGACCTGTCGGGCGCCATGAGCTGGTGGTTCGTCCAGGCGGGCGGGACGGTGGAGTACCGGCTGAACAACCTCACGGCGTCGGAGGAAACGGTGCTGCGGGGGTTCCTCACGACGCTCGCCGGGCTGGAGCAGGCGATCCCGGACACCGGCGCGGGGCTGGACACCGCGTCGGCGGCCGGGTGGGTGCGCAATCCCCGGGAATTGCAGGACCGCGAGCGGCTGTTCGACCAGTGGCGGCGGCGGTTGTGCGGGTTCCTGGGGGTGTCGCCGGGGTCGAACCTTTCGGGCGGGTCGTCCGTGGTTCTGGTGGTGTGAGGGCAAGATGGACGCAGCGACCTTGGCCGACCGGGTGAGCCGGGGGATGGGGGTGGCGGCGCGGGTGTTCGGCACGCCGTACGACGCGTACCGGCCGCGGGGGGCGGGCGACCCGCTGCGGCCGGAGCTGCGCTTCCTGCGGCTGCCGGCGGCGTTCGACGGGGGCAACCCCGGCTACCCGCGGCCCTCGGGGTACGAGCGGGCGCAGCGGGGCATCTTCGACAGCGCCTACTTGCAGGTGGGCGACTTGCTGCGGGGCGCGCGGGGGGTGCTGTTCGTGGCGCTGCTGCCGGCGCTCGACCGGCCGCTTTGCGTGCTGGCCAACGCGGTGGTGCGGGGGATGCGGGAGGCGGGGCCGGCGGAGATCGGCCTCGCCGCCTATGGCGGGGTGCAGACGGCGCGGATGCGCCCGGTGCTGTCGGGCTGGCCCGGGCAGTTGCTGCCGGGCGGCGGCGTGCGGCCCGGCGGGCTGCCGGGCGACGGGGGCTTGGGCGACTTCTGGCTGCTGCTGCCGCTGGGCGCGCCGCATCTGCGCGGGTCGGACGTGGTGACGGACGACATGGGGCGGCGCTTTGTCGTGGGCACGGCGGCGTTGAGCGAACTGGGCTGGCGCGTGTCGCTGCGGCAAGTGGGAGCCTGAGCCATGCCGGACCAGGCGGACGTGGAGGCGGCGCTGGCGGCGGCGGTGGCCGGGGCGCTGTATCCCCAAGGCGCTGCGGAGGCTTCGGCGGCGGGCATCGACTGCCGGGCGTACCGCGGCTGGCCCACGGCGGCGGCGTTGGAGGCGGACCTGGCCGCGGGCGTCGCGCACGTCTCGGTGCAGCCGATGGCGGCGGGGTTCCGGGACACGACGCGGTACCTCGGCGAGTGGCAGGGGACGCCGCCGCCGGTGACGCTCACGGCGACGGTGGACGGCGAGACGGTGACGTTCGCAGGCGACCCGGCGGCGGGGCAGGTCGCGGGCGTCCGGGTGGACGGCCTGCCGCGCGCCTACCGGCGTGCGCCAGGGCGACACGCCGGGCGTGGTGGCGGCGGTGCTGGCGGCGCTGGTGCGCACCGTGCGCCCGGCGGAACTGCACGGCGACGGCATCCTGCTGCCGGGGGGGCATGGGGATCGCGGCGCGGGTGGTGGCAGACGGCGTGGGCGGCACGGAGCTTCGGCGGCAGCGCGCCGGGTTCCGGGTGACGGCGTGGTGCCCCGACCCGGCGTCGCGCGACCGGGTGGCGGGGTGCGTGGATACGGCCTTGGCGGCGGTGCGATTCCTCGATGTCGGCGGCTGGGGCTGCTGGCTGCGGCTGTCGGGCGGGTCGGTGCTGGACGCGAACTCGGTCGCCGGCGTGTGGCGGCGGGACCTGCTGTACAGCGTCGAGTATCCGACGGTGGCGGACAGCACGTTGCCGTCGATGCTGTTCGGCGTTGCTTCGGCGAACGGGGTTTCGAGCGTCTTCTAGTTTGCCTGTTTTATAAGATAGGAAATCAATCATGATCTACTTGGTCGTGGTGCGGTCCTTCGGGTCGTACCGGATTGGCGACGTGGTGCGCGACGAGGCCGAGGTCGAGCGCGTGCTGGCGTCGGAGCACGCCAGCCATGTCGTGCGCATGCAACCGCCGAAGGAGGACTGACCCATGCCGATCGTGCAAGCGGGGACCCTGAACACGACGGCGCTGGTGGTGCCGGATTTGTATGTGCAGATCGTGCCGCCGCAGAACCTGGTGCTGAACGGGGTGCCGACGAACGTCATCGGCGTCGTGGGGTCGGCGGCCTGGGGGCCGGTGAACCAGCCGGTGATCGTCTCCACCATGGCGGACTACGCCCGCGCCTTCGGGCCGATCCAGGCGCGGCGGTTCGACATGGGGACGCAGGTCGCGACCGCGGTGCAGCAGGGGGCGCAGTCGTTCCGCTGCGTGCGGGTCACCGACGGGTCGGAGACGGCGGCGAGCTACGCCATCGCCTATTCGAACGGCGCGTACCCGGTGCTGCTGACGGCACGGTATGCGGGGTCGCTGGGCAACGCGGTGGGGATCTCGCTAGGCGCCGGGTCGGCGGCGGGGACCCTGCGGCTGACGCTCGGGATCGCGGGGCAGGCGGCGGAGAGCTTCGACAACCTGGCGGCGCCGACGCCGCAGGCGTTCTGGCAGAACCTGGTCAACGCGGTGAACCAGGGGGTCGGCGCGCTGCGGGGGCCGAGCCAGCTTTGCGTCGCGAGCCTCGGCCAGGCGACGGGCACGGCGCCCATGTACATCGCGGGGCAGACGCTGCTGAACGGGTCGGACGGGGCGGCGGGCGTGTCAGCGCAGACGCTGGTGGGGCAGGACGGGCTGCCGCGGGCCGGGATGTACGCGCTGCGCGGGCAGTCGTGCAGCCTGATGCTGCTGGCGGACGCGGACGACCCGGCGACCTGGACCGCGCAGGCGGGCTTTGCGGTGCAGGAGGGGCTGTACGCCGTGCTGAACGTGCTGCTCGGCACGCTGGCCGCGATGGCGACGAACGTGGTCGGCTACTGGGTCGGCAGCAGCGCCGGGTCCGCGCGCAAGGACGCCCGGCTGGCGCAGCGGGGGGCGGAGTAGGGGGGCCTGTTCGGGGCTTAGCGATAGTGGTGCTGAATTCTTAGCTACCGCGTATGGTGAAGCCGGGTAATGGCAGGGAAATTGGCGTGATCAGGGGAACGATCCTCGTCCGAGCGATCTGGGATGCAGACGCCGATGTGTTCGTGGCAACGAGCAGCGACGTGCCAGGTTTGGTCACGGAGGCTCCCACGCTCCAGGAATTGCAGGACAGGTTGAGGGTCCTTGTTCCGGAATTGCTGGAACTGAACGGCAGTTTGACAGTCGCCGATGGCAATGAAGCCTACCCGGACGAAATTCCCCTGATGTTGATGTCCGAGCAGGTCACGAAAGTTCGCCTGCGGGCGCATGGCTGACTGGACCAGGCTGGTCAAAGAGCAGCTTCAAGAGGGCGGATGCCATTTCTTCCGTCAAGGCGCCAGCGACCATGAGATGCCGGCGACCATGAGATATGGTTCAGCCCGCATACCGGGACGAAGTTCCCGGTCGATAGCAAAATCCGGTCCCGCCACACCGCGAACGGAATCATGAAGCAGGCCGGCCTCCCGCACCGCTTCCGCTGATCACCTAATCCGTCTCAGCGGGACCGCCCTGCCTGCCATAGAGGCCACCGATCTATGCTGAGTGTGGCCGATCACCAATTAAAACGGAGCAACCCTAACCATACCCAGATTACCGCTGTTTCGGTCCACGTATGACGAGCTTTTCCTTTGCCGCGCTGTCAAGCGACATACTTGTATTCCTTGCAAAGTCTTATATCGCGGCCCGTCGGCGTAGAGCGACAAGAAGTCGGCGCTACCCCGCCCCCAACAGCACCGATCCCCCCTCGATCCGCCGCGTCGCCTGCCACAGATACTGCCGCGTCCGCTCCGGTGATTGTGGCGGACCCAGCAGCCCGCCCTGCATCGGCCCGCATCCCAGATGCGTCAGCATGTCGCGCTGCGCCGGCTCCTCCACGCCCTCCGCCGCCGCCTCGATCTGCATCTCGGCCGCCATGGCCAGCACCGAGCGCACGACGGACATGGCGGCCGGGTCGGTGAGCATGGACCGCACGGCGTCGCGACCGAGCTTGACCTGCTGCACCGCCCCGTCGCGGAACCGCTGCAGCGCCGCCGCCTGGCCGAAGTCGTCCACCACCAGCCGCACCCCCAGCGTCCGCAGCGGCAGCATCGCCGCCAGAACCTGCTGCGAGTGCTCCCGCAGCACCGCCTCCGTCACCTCGAGGTCGAGACGGTCCGCCGCCAAACCCGACCGGTGCAGCGTCTCCACCACCAGGTGCTCCAGATCGCCCCGGCGGAACTGCGCGCCCTCGATGTTGATCGACAGCCGCACCGGCACGGCCCAGGTCGCCGCCTCCGTGCAGGCCGTGTGCATCGCCCAGCGGCCGAGCTTCTCGATCATTCCGGACCGCTCGCACAACGGCATGAACATCGCGGCGGGCACCAGGCCGCGCGCCGGGTGCCGCCAGCCGACCTGCGCCTCGTACGCCAGCGGCACGCCGCTCCGCGCGCCGAACACCGGCTGGTAGGCCATCTCGAACTGCTCCAGCTCCAGCGCATGCTGCAGCTCCTCGTCCATCCGCAGCGTATCCGCCGCCGCCGCGGGCGACTGGCACAGGGCGACCGCGCCGCGCCCGCCGGCCCTCGCCCGGTCCAGCGCGCCGCGCGCCTGCTGCAGCAGCGCAGCCGCACAGTCCCCGTCCGCCGGGAACAGCGCGACGCCGGCCGATAGGTCGATCCCGACCGACATGTCGGTCCCAATCGGCATGCCGATCCGGCTGGTCACGCCGCCCAGCGCATACGGCTCCCGAACCACGGCCGC